GAGAGGGTAGTCTTTGGCCATAGACGCCTTGAACTCGGCGTATTCAGCCATGTGCGAGGCAAACATTTCGGCAAGGTCGCTGTTGTCTTTTGCGTCTGGCTTGGTTTCTGGATCGGCAGGTGTTTCAAACTTCATATTGTTACTGGTAGTTGTTGTTTTTGTATCAGATTGTTTAGGTAAGTCAACATTTTCTTTCGATGAAAAGAATAGGGAACTATTTGCAGCTGGGTCACTAACGAGAGCAGCGGTAATAACCTCATCGCATCTTGCCATGCATTTTCCATTTGCCTCCTCATCTATTCCAAGAAATTCCAGCGATAGTCCCATGTGCGCCGGGTTCTTTCTGGCAATCTCAAAAATCTTTGGGGACTCCTCTTCGCTATCGTAGATGTGCAAATCGCCGATGACGCGAGAGTTCTCTAATTCAAATTTGTCCACATAGCCAATGGTTGAGAACACGCCGCTACCGTGATCGACCTTGACCTTAATCGTCCCGCTAGTGTCACAGCACTTAAACACTTGCGCCAGAGTGGTTTGATCAACAAACACCTTTGCGCCAGTCTTGTCGGATCGATGCCCTTTAGCCTCCCCGAGGGAGATTAGCGACACGCTGTGAATGGTGCTGGTTTTCTCGTCTACCAGTGACTCGGTATTGATGGTCTCTAAGAACATGGATTTTGAAGTTTGATTGGCGTTTTCAACGCTGAGTTTTTTGGCGGCGGCTATTTTCTCCGCCTTGTTTTTGAACCAGTCTCTTGCTGGCTGGGGATTCAATGGATTGATTCCCCACAGAAAGTGAGCCACTGCGCCTGCGCCTGGGTAATCTTTGTGAGATGCATCGTTGTTTTTACTGGCTTGCAAATCAACGGAATGCCTTGCACCCCAAGCATTTGCAAGGATAATCTTTTCGTCACTGATTTCGCCAGATGCCATCTTGCGAGCGGCGTCCTTTGTCCCCTCGGTCAATCCATCTCCACCAAATCCTTGCTTAAGGAAATCAAGTCCCCTTCTTGCGGCGCTGGCAATGTAGGCAGGAGGATTCATTGTTGAGGTGGCACGTCAGCAGGATCTGGGACGATGGATGTGGACATTGACTCAGATTGCGAAATGTTGGCTGGGCGAGCAATCCCTGCGCCAAACACATCTTCGACCGAGAACCCGGCGGCGGCGGCCTTGTCGCGTTTAATTTTTGCCCATCGAACCATATCATCAGCAACCTTCTCTGGATCTTTGGAATCCTCAGTCCAGTAACTCATTGGATTAAGCAGTCCGTTCTGATAAAGATTCATGTTCGCATTTGCTTCCTTGCCAATGTCTGGCTGGGGATGCGGTCGGTAGCTCCAGCGTCCATAGCAAATCTTCTCCATTGCCGAGATTGGGAAGATGCCTTTAGCAATAGCGTCGAGCAGAGCTGCGTCCTTAATCCGGTGTGCCAACGGAGCAAGAACTTTCTGTCCTCGGTTGAACTCCGCTTTGGCCTGCTCGCTTTCAAGGCGACTGGAGACGCCGCCAAGGTTGGTAGCGTCCAACCCAAACGAGTAGGGAAGGTTGTAGCTCATACACGTCATCTTGAGGAGGAGTTGCATGAGGTACTGCGTCTCTGCTCCCGGCGATGCTGAGTCTGGAAATTTCACGTCTTGTCCCGCTGGAAGATGATTGATCTGCCCATACTGAATGTCCTGCGCCAATCCAGTTTGCTGGTTGTCAAAATGCGTGGATGCGTACCCATCCATCGATCCTGATCCGGTAGTTGCCCCAATGGAGTTGGTAAAAATGGTCAATGCCGATGCCAGTTTTGATTTGCCTTTGGTAAACTCAATCAACTCGTAGAGGTCACGCAGATTTGCCACCGCGGCGTCCAATTTGCTGACGCCGCGGTAGGCGTCAATCTGCATCGGATCTGTGTAGTGGACAAATTGGGATGCTGGGACATCGACTGGATCGGTATACTGCCCTGCCGCCATGCCGCGACGGAATACTCGAAACGCTACTGGTTCACCATTTGGCCCGATGCACACTCCGCTGACATAGTCCTCGGAAACCACATTTTGGTAAACGCCGCCAAGCCGATCTGGCTCAACTGCTTGAATGCGAAATGGCAAGCGGATCAGTTCCTCGTAGCTCATTGACGGGTCACTGCCGGGACGCACGAATGCCCATCCGTAGTCGCCACCTCGGTTCATGCCGAGGACGCCGAACTCCATCAGGCGAAAGAAATCCACTCCTCGGTTTGCTGAGTCACAATGCGGAAACCATTCGTTGTTTAGCCAACGCTCAATGTCTGCGTCCAAAGCGGCATCGCCAGTCTGCGCGTGATACGCCACAGGTGCAACGTACATAGCGTACTTCCGATTTAGTACCTTTGCTGGGGCGAAGTTGTTTTCTAAGTCAGTAGCTTCGCGGAGCAACTGCAATCGATCACGCTGAACTTGAAACGAGTTTGGAGCGATCTGCGCTGGGCCGTTAGATCGCCGATTGGTAAATTGCGCTCCGTCGTAGGAAAAAGCATGGAGCAGACGCTTCGCCGCGAACCTGCGGACTGCTGCTATTGGCGAGATGATTCCGATCGCTCGGTCAAGCAGTGATGGTTTCATTTACGATGTTCCCTTGCCAATGGATGGATTGAAGTTTGCACGAACATTCATAGACCGTGTTCCGTTGAGTAATCCAAGCGCAAAGTTGGCCTCTTGAAGCATTCCCGCCGCAGACTCCAAACTCGGGAACGTAAACTGCCGTCCAGCGATGGAGTAGCTAATACCGCGAACGGCATTGGCAACGATACACGATAATGCCGCAGCACGAATTTCATTCAACTCGGCTACGGTGCATCCAACCAGCAATTGTCTGACTGCCATATAAAATATGGATAACAGAAATTTTACACATCGCAACATTAAACCTCTGCCTCCTCAATTGCCGCATCGCCTGTGGTAAACAATACCGATCGCAATCTTGCGTCAAGTAGGGCGCTTACCAAACACATCTGATCGCAGTCAAGTAAGTGGTTTGCCTTACCTTTTGACACTGTCCAAGACCACTTTTTCTGTCCAGATTTGTCCACCTCCTGCCGCTTAAACTCGACCGAGGTTTGTTTCTGATACTCGACTGAGACATTTTGCGGAGCGGTGAATTTGTAGGTACTCATGCCGCCACGCATCCGGTGATACATATTCTTGATTGGTTGTTGCGCCCAGAAAAAATATCTGGATTGACGCACCTTGCCTCCTTTGCCAATGCCTACATGGCCTACGTTGACCGAGGAGAATGGATATTTGCGAACGATCCGCTGACCATTAAAATTTTCGTGATGCGGAAACTCGCGGCGATTGGTTGAGTCACCCCATAATCCCTGCCATCCGTACCGAACGCACACTTCTTGCACTGCTTGAGTGTCAAACGCGATGTCCACAAGTGTTCGCCCAGGCTCAACGCCAAGTTCGATCCGCAGTTCCTCCAACTCCTCCCAAGTGACGATTCGACCCTCGTCAATGATGCGGGATTCGGACTGCCCAAACGCTCGGCAGACGTACCATCGATGAGCGCCTTCGCCTTTGCTGGCTCGCCCCGCTTGGTTATCGATGCACAGGAAGCGCCCGATCTCGCCATCAAATGGTTCTCGCTTCAAATACGCACCCTTGATTCGGTCAAACTCAATATTTGCCTCACTGTCAGCGGGAGATTCATCCCATGCCAACGCTCGCCGCTTCTGCATATAATCTCTGAGTGGCTCAATTTGCCCCGCTTTGGCTGCTGTGGACGCTTTCAGCTTCTCCATGAGTATTTGACCAAGGTTGAAATAATGCACAGCTACGGCCTCCCAATGAAATGAGCGATGGTTTGCCGGAGCGTTGGGATTGGTCACTTCATATCTACCAAGTTGAGCTTGGGAGCGGCGGCTTGATTCGTCACTCGGCCAATCTAGTCCGCAATGCTCGCAGTTGTACCTGACGGTTGGCAGAATCCGATTCCAGATGTACTCACCATTCTCGGTGATGGTCTCTGGTGATCGCTCAAAGATTAGTCGGTCTCTGCTGTCAATCATGCGCTGGAACTGGCGACAGTGCGGACATGGCACTTGCCACTCCTCACAAGTGCCAGACTGGTAAGCGGCGTCTGACTCGTCGCCGAGGACACTCCCGGTGGAGAGGGTTAAAATTTTTGCATTCCGCACCCCTTCGCATCGCTTCTCAAAAGCGGTCATCATTCCCGGCTTGTACATATGCGGCTCTTCCATCGTCAAATATTTTACCCGCTTGCTTTGCGCCGAGGACATA